TTCAACATTTTGCATAGCCTGATAAAAACTTGTTGCATCTTTAGTTTCATGGAATTCCTTTACCACATTATCAACAATTCGTCTAGTGTTAAATTCATCTTTAGCTTCAGTAACATATTCATGTGCTGATTCTAAGAGAATTCTCAAATCGTCATATAAATCGTCACCTTTGAATTCGGCAACATCTTCTGTATTCTTATTTTCTCGCTGTTCATATTGACAGTTAGGAATAATATTCTGTAATTCCTCAGTTTCCTGTCTAAAAAGCTGAAGTTTTGGTAAATTGCTCTCAACCTCAGCCACGAACATGCTGTTGTAATCATCGTATTTTTCTTGACGATAATTCCTCAGAATTGCATTAGCGATTCGTTCATTATATGATTGTTCAAGTATCTTTTTCGGTATCGTTTTCCATCTAAGATACTCATGGATTAACATCTTTCCACCAACACGGTCACGTTTACCAAGACCACATTGAACAGGAAAGCCATTTGCACTTAATGCTTCATTTACTTGAACTTGAATTGTTTTCGGTTCACCCCTGTTTTGATTCGCACTATGACAAATTGTAATTCTTTTAACACTACTAACTTCATCACCAGTTAGATTGACTAAATCTCTCGTCCATTCAGGTATATACTTGTTCCGATGATTATAAACTCTATATACGAATAATTGACCATTTGGTGCTATTGCACCCCACAAAATAGCTGTATTAGCATCCCAACCCCAATCAATTGCTATAATACGTGGCCACCAACTCGGAATAGGAAATGAATCTATTAGGTGACACGCATTATCTGGTTCATTATTTAATGGTGCAACACGCCATTCAGTAAATACTTGTCCTGCAAATGCAAACCAATCACCCATCGCCGCTCTACGTTCAGCTTCAGGTAATAATTGAAGCTTAAGAATATACGTAGGGTCGATATGAGGATTGTCTGTTAATTCAGCCGGTACAAATATTCTTTCAAGTGGTATTAACTCCCCTGTTTTAGGATGTTTAATTAACTCTCTTATCCTTTTGAACCCGAATGGAGCCGGTTTAATAAATCGCTCGTAAACCCAACGATTACCAATATTGCCAGGATTACCTGCACTACGAACAATAGCCGGTAAAAATGGGTCTGATGACCGAACACGCGTAAAAGATAAATATTGATACTGAAAAGGAACAAAATGAGTAAGCTCATCCCAACGTAATAGATGATACTCATCCGTATCATACTCTCTTACACCTTGTTCTGTTTCAGCATGACCTAATCTATCGATTGCACCATTAGGCCATTTCCATCGTTTTTTCTGCTCATTAAGTACAGCACCGGTCGAAGGATAATACTTACGCTGCCTATCCAATATTTCGCGCTCAATATCGGCATAGGTTCGCCGCATATAGAGTCCGCGATAATTAGGATTATTATGAAATCCATAAAGTATGGGGAGTAATACCAAATATTCAGATTTTCCCGGCCCTTTTTCTCCACCATAAAATGCCTCAAATATACTGAATGGTAGTTGTAATGCTTTCTGTTGTTTCGGATTCGGTATCCATTTCTTAATTTCAGCTTCTATTGGTGATGTTACTTCTATGGTCATTTCTTAGTATTTTCATCAATAGCTTTAGTATTAACAGCTATTTCGTCTAATTTGCTAGGTGTTGGTACCTCAGTTCTTAAAGCTGTTAAAGTAGCTAATTTATCTCTTTCACTTTTTAAATCTGTTACCAATATTCTCATTTCACTAAGCTGTTCTACCGCTACTTTCAAGTCATTTTTAACAGCAGACAAATTAGAATTAGTAAGAACATGAACCCCATGAACTTGATTACTAATATCTTCATTCTGTTTAATAGTTTTATCAACTTTATTACTAGTTCTAATAGCTACAATGATATTCACTACCACTGCACCTAGCGCAGTGATTAGAATGCCAATAGAGCCAACCATCGATAAAACTTCTGCTGCTGTATACATTTATTTCATCCTACTGAGTCAAAAAACCACCACCAATTATTGGGCTATGAGTTGAACCAGCCGATGCTGGACCTAAAGAAATAAATAAACCTGTTTCCGCCGCATTAGTATTTGTCATTGTGCAAGTTACAGGTAAATCAGTCTGAATCGTGCCAAATTCAGCACTAGCACCCGTAGCTAACATTGCTGATTCAATAATTGCATCATGACGTTCTGTTAATCCAGTCCATGTAGTTGAACCTGTTGTAGAAGCAGCGACACATACACCAAATCCAGCACCACCAGCCGGAATATCTAATAATACAGTTGGGTCATCTGCGTCTGATGATTGTGTATCAACAACAGTAGTACAATTAGCACCAGTTAAAGTAGTTACTCCAATACGATTTCTAAGCATTGTGGCTGATATTACCATAGAAAAATCAGCCGTAGTACCAGTTGGAACCACCAATGATATGAATGCTACTAAACTTGATGATGCTTCTGTAAAATTATGCTGACCCAAAATTGTAGCAGCATTACCATTAATAGTCGCACTTACTAATGTTGTGGCTGATATAGTTGAACGTCTACTTTCTGTAGACATTACAACACATCTATCAGCTGTAGCGGTTCCTATTGGTATTGTATTAAAAGTATAAGTAGCCAAATCAGCAGTATCCGATGTTGCCTGCTGAAATGTTACTACTATGGCAGCATATAATGTTACTGTTGCCAGTACGATGAAAAGTGGAATTAACTTTTTCATGATATCGTAATAACTAGTGAATGAGAAGTCGCTCCGCTCACATTAAATTCTTCAGCCCGCCCATCCAAACCTGGAGTTGTAATAGCCACTGCACCGGCTGCATCTAAATTTCTAGTTGCAGTCAATGCCGAATTAAAATCTAACATTATTACTTTAGCCGTTGCAGTTGTTTGGGTCCACGGTATTGTACAAGTTTTAGCTTTATGAAAACGTACTGTTGCTAATACTGCTGTAGCTTGAGCTTGTGTTGGGCTAGCTGCTGTGACATAACCATGAGGAAGTGAATCACCAACAGCATTATTATAGATAACAATTCTATCATCGTTGCTAGTACGAGAAAGAAACACTGCACCACATGAACCAGTTGTTGATAATTCAATACAATTAGGAGCCACCGCACCACTATCTCTTGCAGTAATACAACGAACCAATACATTCCAATCTACATTAGTTATTGGTTCAATTGTAGTACGATTCTTTCTTTCTCCTACTTGAATTGTGGTAGAAGCATTATTAACAAAAGCAAATAAATTTGCAGAATCTTCTGATACTATCGTTACTTCACTAGGAGTTAACCAATTATCCTCAACTATTTGTCCATCTGGCATTGTCCATGTTGTTTTATTTCCATCAATAGTAGGAACACCATCAATCCATTGCCATAAATAACTTGACCAACGCGGCCGAGCTATAATTCTTTTTTGTTCTGCATAACCATATGTGGTCATTCCGCTACAACTTATAGTAGCTGGATAACAAGCCTCATTCACATAAAGATTAAACCTTAGTAATGCTTGCGGGTCTTTTGCATTAACCCTATCAATTATAATAGTACTGTCATAAGTTTTTGTAGCCGAATTAAAATAAACTACATTACGGGTATCTTCATCAACATAATGTTCAGGTGGAGAAGCATAATTAGTAAGACCATCATATCCTTTTGCTGGGTGGAATGCCCCACCTGTAGTCCCACCTGCGTATATATAATCAGAACCACAAGTATAGCCATTTGGTTGTTGATATTGTGGTCCTCTATATAACATTTTACTGGGGGATGGACCTAATCCTTCTAAAGCTAATGTATTTGTTCCCTCAGGTAATATACCTGCTGCTCCTGCATAACTAAAAGGATGAGTAAGAATATATTGACCCTTACGATACATGAAAAAATCACCAAAATATTCAACATAATGGTCTATTGCACGCATTTGTGGCTTCAAATGGATTGCAAATTGAGTTGAATCATTACTAACACCTGCCCAACTATCATTCCAAGTATAAATACCCGAACCAATTGATACATAACAATTAGGAAGTGCAGTTAAATCGGCAGCAGGAGTGATGTATGGATTAGCCAACATCATTGAACGAGACGCATATAAACCTGGAAATACCCTAGTATTTCCATTTACAGTTCTGAAATTTAGAAATTGTCTATATAAATTTTGACGAATTGCACCTTCAGGTAACAGACCTGTTAAACTTAAATAATGAGCAATTTCGTGTTGCCTAACATAAGGCATCCATTGTGTATGTGGTTCTTGATTGTCAGCACTTTGATATATAGTTTGATAATTTCTGGTTATTCGATGTGTATAGTATTGTGCCCAATCATCAACCCATGTATCAATTTCTGTACAAGGCGCATTACCTGCTTCAGTAGTTCGTAATGCTTCACAACCTAATATACCTAAAAATGCTTCAGATGAATATTCAGTTCCTTGAAACCATGCACCACCTCTTGCTGGACCAGTATCCGAATAAAAAAATGCAATCATATTACGTGCAGTTTTATTTGGAGCATCTTGTGGGTCGCATACTAAAGCTGATGGTACATACCCACCCAAATCATCATCATTATTAAGAGTTACAATGGCTGCATTGAAAGTTTTTGCGTGTTCATAAGTGGCCTTGATACCAAACCAATTACCTATTTGTTGGTCAACATCACCACATAACCAACCATTAGGACGATAAACATTTAATGTTAAATCTGTCATACCAATCATTCTAGACGTATATGTATTATTTTGAGTAGTAGTCCAATATGGACGACACCAATTCATTATTAATGCCCAATCTGTCCAAATTTCACGATTTACGTTGAAATCGGCTGCAGCCGAATTATCTGATGTATAATGTAAAATACCCGTTGATACTGAATCATTATAAGCTTTTAAGCACCATACAACAGAGTCATTACCTGGAATCATTGCCAATAACGCAGGCTCAACTCCTTCATTCTCTGCTCTCACACCAACCGCCATATTAGCAGTATCAATTACTGCTTTATATATATTACATGCTATAGTCTGTTGAATAGTATATCCACCATCCTCACATTTTGGAGTAGTTACGCTATTGTCATAATCAGCTTTTTCTTGTGTCCAAATAGCTATTCTTTCAGCATTAGCTAAGAGTACCGGAATTTCAGCAACTACAGTAATAGTTATGAATGAACTAACTAAACCTGTTGTAGTATTAATTAAATTGGTAGCTCTACAACGAGTATAATAGGTTGTATTAGCATTTAATGTTTGAATATAAACTCCACCAGGCGCACTTTGATATGCACTTACTGGTGGATTTACTGTATCGATTTGAATTTGATATGTCAAAGCATTATTTGCAGTACAAGTAATGTTTGTCTGAATTGCAACTTCAGTAGCACCATTTGCAGGAATTGTAATCTGAACATTAGATGGTGCTGGTGCTGGACCTACATCAATACTTCCGGTGCCAGTTTTACCACCTAATAATGCACCTAATTGTGCATTTAGTGGTACTGAACTTGTAAGTATAGCTAGTACGATTAGGTTTTTGAAAGAGAACATATCAATTCGCAGCCTTATAAATTAATTCACCAAAAATGCCAGTTACAGCACTCGCATTATTATCATCAGCAGAACCAGCAGTAATACAATAAGACAATCCATTAGTGAAATGTCTTGGATTAATCTTATTAATTACAATACCACCTACTTTACCTGTTGCTACACCTGGTGGAATTGCAATTGGTGGTCTTACTGCATTAGTAGACGGGCAACCAGATGGTGCGGTCGCTGAATTATATAATCTCAAATAGTAAACTGTTTCATTCGTATTTTCTGCCCAAATACCAAAAAGATTAGTTGCTGAAGTTGAGCAATTAGTTGAGTTATTTGTTGCTGCCGAAAAAATTGGACAAGAACTAACTGAAAAGGCCGGGTCAGATGATGGTTCTAAATTTAATATACTAACTTCACCTGAAATAACTGTTGAACCTGAAGCACTAACTCCATTCCTCGCATATCCTCTAAATGCAAATACACGAGTGCTACCAGTTAATTCAGTTGGTCTAATTCTAATGAACTTGTAACCGAAATTGGTGAAGAATTTTACACCTTCAGCAATAAGTGTAGTGGTACCAGAAACATCATCATTTAATGGTAACCAATTACCATCGACAATGTTTGTTGCATCTAAACTGAATTCGAAATTTAGTATAGCTGACGTACCTATATCAGCAAATACACCAACTGATATTGAATTAGCTGGATTAATTAGGACACAAGATTGACTTGTTTTGCAGGTAGCATCTATATTAGTGATAGTTGCATCTGCTAGTCCTTGACCTGCCGCAGGCACAGTAAGGACCGCACCCATTAAAAGAACTAATGCTAACTTTTTAATCATCTCTTTAATCCTTTTAAGAGGCACTTCGCCTCCATCAATCAATTGCAATTATATCACGCGCTCTATCCTTATCATCAGACTTTTCAGGAATAAACTCAACAGTATCACCTACATTCAATTGCTTGAATGTTTTAGTTGTGCTTGATAGATAAGTCCAATGAAAGAAATAATCCTTTGAATCACGACCACCTATGAATCCGAAATTTCGTTTTAATGATTTGACACGTCCGCGCATCTTTTCATTTTCCATATTGTTATATCCATTTTATCTTACCGAATCAGCAGTAACATCAATAACATCATAATTCCCTTCACCAATCTGTTGCGGTGAGTAGAAGATGATGTTATTTTGAGTCACATTCTCAGGAACCTTAGGCAATGTCTTTTCAACTACCCTCGCCATATTAGCTGCTACCTGACTAATTTCACCAACCTTTGCAGCTTCTAATTTCTCTTTAGTAATATGTTCGATAGCGAGTCTCATTTTATTTTGAGCTCGCTTACCTATCTTTTCATTCCTACTTACTAAATCTTTATCTAACTTTCCATTCACCATTCTATCCGTTGATGTTGCTCCACCCTTATAAGCATTAACTGAAGATTCAGAAACACCATATGCCTGTGCTATTTGTTTTGCTGTTCCGTTCTGATTCAAACTATCTTGCGCAATAAGCGCACGTAATGATTCAGGCGTTTCCTTCTTATCACCACGGCCTAACTTATCCATTTTTACAATTTTAGCAGATGGATTAGTTAAACGAGATAATTCTAATTCAAATGATTCAGAGTCTACAACCAACATAGGCATATGATGTTTCCCTTATAACTTAAATTCTAACTAAATCCTTTATAGGGTGCGTGTCACTCCGTGACGAGTTAAAACTTCTCAAGTTGACTCGAATTAACATGAATCGTCTGCTGAACCTTTTCAGCTTCAGCATCATCAGTAACAGCAACATACGGTGGATAAACTACTTCAATATCTGAAGCATTATAAACACCGACCACCCTTACTGACAAATGAACTACATCACCAATCTTAATCTTTCGACCATTTCTATCAATTACTTTAACAGTTGCTCGATTAGCTTGAACTAATACTTCTTCTGTTCCAATCAAACGACGAACCCAAACAGGCTCATCCATCTTTTCACGAATTTCTGCACTAACACCTGCTTGTTTCTGAACAGCTTTAATTCCAGAAGCACCTATTGCTGTTGAATTTGCTTCTGTTACTTCTAAACCCCTAGTTTTTCTATCCGCTGCACGAGCTTTAGTAACATCTTCAATAGTACTTTCTCGGTCAGTTATCTTTTCTTTAATATGCTGTCTACCACGACCATCAGTAGCGAGACCAGCACCAGTATCACCAGTACCAGGCGCGGGCATTCCACCTTCTTCATTTTCAGCACTATCAACTAGATTAGTATTTCTTTGAGAGCCCGGCGCACCTTTTGACATGTCAGTTACATTGCTAGTATTTTCAACAGAATTAGGATTCTTTTCGTCAGTAACAGTTCCAGATAGTTCATTTTCTTTTACAGTTATCGTCTTACCATCCTGAACTATATTAACCATATTCTTAGCAGTATCAACAGAAACAACATACGCATCTTTTTCAAGATAAGAAACCTTGTCACCAACTTTAAACTTTGCCATTGTTTTTCCTCCCCGCCGAAAAACTTAGTTCTAGTTAATTCCAGAATTAAAATTAACTAGAACTAAGAAAAACTAACCGACCAGTTTAATATTATTTCTTTTGTTATATTCAGTAAAATAACTACTAACTCTTTTTTGTCTAGAATTTTCAGCACAGGTATAACAAGATAATTTTCCTTTTTCAGATTTCAATATATGTTCATCATCTAAACATCTAGCTAATCTATCATATCTAACATCGACTCGATTAGAATTTCTAGTACCTACATAAATATGGTCAGGATTCCAACAAGCTTTATGATGACATTTATGACAAACTTCTATTCCTTTCGGAACATGACCTTTTTCATTAAGAACCAATCCCAAAAATGCTATCGCACTCCATACCGAAGATTTTCTAGATTTTCCTTCAAATTCTATATTACAATAATTATCATGTAAAGCATATTGGGGTAACCAACATTCATCTCTAATAACTTTTTTACGAGTCATTAGCAATTTAATTATGTCTAAAATCTGTTCTTTATTATACATAAATGCCAAAGTTCATATGCCGACCTACACCTCTCCTGACCTACTAAGACCATTCTACCACGTCTTGACCTGTCTGTCAAGCCTTTTCTTCAGTTCCGAACTTTTAGAATCAGTAGAATGAATTAAGAAACAGAGAAATATGGTACCTAAATATGTATAGTAAAACCAATAAAAATTAGTCTAGTATATGCATGTGAACACCGCAAATTTCGTGCCATATGGGACCCACTACATATAGGGGTATGGGGGGTAGTTGTCACTACATTATGTGGTTGACAATTTCAAATCTTAATAAAAAAATAATTGTGTGCTAATTTAAGACTTG